AAGGGAGAATGTAGATAGGGAGAAGATGATTCTGAGTGATAAGATAGTCCCAGTTTTTAAGAAAATCAAAAGCCACTAATATATCAAAACATACAAATCTTACAATGGAAATAAAATCCAAATGTAAAAAAGTGATTGATATATGAAACATGATACTAGTAAAAATAAAGAGAAGGTCTTAGAGAATCTCGAGAAATGTCTCGGGATAGTTTCTAAGGCTTGTAAGATGTCAAATATAAGTAGAGTGACATTTTATGATTGGTGTAAATATGACCCTGAGTTTAAGGCTGCGGTTGATGAAATCGACAATGCAACACTCGACTTTGTTGAGTCAAGGTTGCTTGATAAAGTGGGGGAAGGTGATACCAGAGCTATTGCCTTTTACATGAAATACAAAGGCAGAAAAAGAGGATATGTCGAAAGCTTTGATGTCAATCAAAATGTTGATGGAAAGATTAATGTCAATATTACATTCGACGAAAAGAAAGAAGATTAATGGATTATAATATTGTCTTACCAAAACCATACCCAATGCAGAAGGAGATTCTTGATGACACATCAAGATTCAAAGTCGTGTGTAGTGGTCGCCGCGTTGGTAAGAGCACAATATGTCAAATCCAAACAATAATAAAGCTTGTCCAAGGACTCAGGGTTGCTTATATTACACCTGAGTTTGGACTTGCCGAGAAGTTTTATGACACAATCATAAACTACTTCCCAGATGGAATGATTGTATCAAAGAATAAGTCGAGACTTAAGTTTCAGTTAGTGACTGGTGGTAAGATTCAGTTTTTCTCAGGAGAAGCATTACACAGAGTAAGGGGACATGAGTTTGACCATTTGATAGCTGATGAAGCAGCTTACTTAGATGGATTAGAATATGAATGGAATAACGCTATTCGACCTTTATTGATGAAGACAAGAGGCACAGCAGTTTTTATTTCTACTCCAAAAGGTCGCAACTATTTCTACTCTCTATTTCAAAAGGGATTGAATGGAGAAGAAGGATTTAAGTCGTGGCAGTTTTCTTCTCATTACAACCCATACTTACCAAAGGAAGAGTTACAAGAGTTGGAAGAGACAATGCCCGAGGCTAACTATAGACAAGAGATACTTGCAGAGCCGGGTGAAAACTTGGCTAACCCATTTGGCACTGACGCTATCACAAGAAACACCATAACCACATTGTCAACAGCTAAGCCAACTGTTATTGCTGCTGACTTGGCACGCGTCAATGACTGGACTGTTATTATTGGATTGGATTCGAATGGTGTCATGTGTTACTTCGATAGATTCAAGTTACCTTGGACACAGACACTTGAGAGACTGCAAAACTTGAGAGAAAGATTCCCTGAGCCTCAGATTGTTGTTGACTCGACAGGAGTTGGCTCGGTTATATTAGAGCAGTTGCAGAATACAATCTACAATGTTTTTGGATTCGCATTCAACTCAGCGACAAAGCCGAAGGTCATGCACGAGTTGATAAAAGCAGTTGAGACTAATAAGATTAAGTTTAACGAGCAGACTGCCAAGGAGATGCATACGATAGTATTCAAATACTCATCGAGTGGTAATCTAAAGTATGAAGCAGAGTCTGGGTTTCATGATGACTGCGTTATGTCTCTTGCGATGGCAAATCATTTCAGAAAATCGCATAATATGACGGACACGCTTTATGTATTCTAAAAAAAATAAAACAAATAATGAGATTACTAAAAGGAAACAATATTGACTTACTAAAAACACTAGATGAAAACTCAGTTGATTCAATCGTAACAGATCCTCCATATGGCTTAAGCTTTATGAATAAAAAGTGGGACGCGAATGTGCCTAGTGTGGATTTTTGGAAAGAAGTTTATCGTGTGTTAAAACCAGGAGGACATGTGCTTTCATTTGGTGGCACAAGGACTTATCACAGGATGGCTGTGGCAATAGAGGATGCCGGCTTTGAGATAAGAGATCAGATTCAATGGATTTATGGATCAGGATTTCCGAAGAGTCTTAACCTTGGAAATGGTTGGGGCACACAACTTAAGCCAGCAAATGAGCCTGTATGTCTGGCAAGAAAGCCTATCGATCAAGATACGATAAAGAAAAATGTAGAAGAGTGGGGCACTGGTGGGATTAACATAGACGATTCGCGAGTTGGTGATGAGCAGGTAGTCGCACACCACGCTCCAAAGGGCACTTTTGCCGGCGGTGAGCAAGATAGGGGATCGCACAAGACATACTATACAAACACTGGGAGATTCCCAACCAATGTTATATTTGAATGTATTTGTGATGAAGTGTTAGAAGGGGATACAAAGAAAGCCAACACAAACTATAAGTGGTCTAACACTGAATGTGGTGGAAATACTTTTACACAAAGAGGTAAATACACACCAAGAGATGATACGAAGCATCATCACACAAATCCAGATTGTCCGTGTCACATTTTAGATAGCCAATCTGATAATGCGTCTAGGTTTTTTTATCAGGCTAAAGTATCAAAGAAAGAAAGAAATATGGGTGCCACAAATACCCACCCAACCGTTAAGCCTATTGACCTGATGAAATATCTGTGTCGCCTAATCACACCTAAAAATGGTGTTGTCCTCGATCCATTCATGGGATCCGGCTCAACTGGTATTGCTGCAATCTTGGAAGGGTTTGATTTTATTGGAATGGAAATGGATGAAAAATACTTCGACATCTCAGTCGCAAGAATAGACGCATATTCTAAAAATAATATACACAATGATTAAAGAAATAAAACAATCAGAGTTACTTAAAAAACTACCGGAGTCATGGGATGATGTGACTCTTGACTTTTACATAAATAACCTTCTTAAACTTGAGCAAAAGAATATAGAGTCATTGGAAGATATGTATGAGGACTATATTCACATTGCATCACTTTACACAGAGATACCTGCTGAAATGATAAGAAAGATGCCAATGGTTACTGTGCAACTTATCTATGATAGGCTAACTTTTTTATCACAAAAACCACTTAAGAAGGAGAAGAGTAAGTATCGTTGGATAAAGAAAATACAGGACCCGGACTATGACACCTTTATTTTCTATTTGAGAGCGATTGAAGTAATGGCTGGTGGAAACTTCGAGATAATGGTTGAGCTTATAGAAAAGATTTGTTTGGATAAGATAAGTCGTGAAGAAATAAGAAACATGTCGATGTCTGAAGTAGAGACGGGTTTTTTTTTGCTAAGGAAACATTTGAGGAGATATTCAATCTCTTCTCACAACTCTTTGCTCAGGAAAGCGATTCTAATGGAGGCAAAAGAAAAAACAAAGAATCTACTATCCAGGATGACCTTAAAGAATGGAAAAGCCAAATAAATAAAGAATATGGATGGTATTTCATGGCGAAGGAAGTATCTGACTTTGCGAATATATCATTCTTTGAAGTGATGGAAAAACCGGCAGTTGAGATACTTGGTATATTAGTCCTAATGAATGCTAAAAATGAGTTTATGAAATGAGAAACTTAAGTCAGGCGAGCAAAGCCGCAACACTAAAAAATAAGATAAGTCAACTTAGCACACTAGGTGTTGAGAAGTCTCAGTTTACTGTTGAGTCTGCATTGACTGTGTTGGAGACTGCCGCCGGTGAGTTTATTCAACAAATACTCGACAACATTGAAAAGGCTGACATAATAACCACTGGCTCAATCACTGACATTAGAGCAGAAGTTGATGAGCAGGATCAAACTGTTTCAATCACGGCACCAATACACTTCTTCTTCCAGAGTGAAGGTGTCAACGGGACACAAGTGCAAAGAGGTGCTCCATTCTCATTCAGTGGAAGATATCAGACAATCAACATAGACGCGGTAAGGAAATGGATAAGAGATAAAGGCATTAAGCCAAAGGATCCAAAGACTTCAGAAGAAGCAATGGCATATCTGATAGCAAGATCAATATATAGGGAGGGTATAGAGCCAAAGGATTTATATCAGTCCGACTTAGATAGATTTATTGACAACTCTGCGAATAGAATAGCGGATTGGACGATAAAGGTTATCATCTAAAACCCACTAAATAAAATATGAATGTAGTTAAATCTCCACAATCAATAACGCCAGCATATAATCCAGTAATATATCAGTTTGCAAGTGATTTTGCAAATATTCTCTTCTTTAATGTCGAGGTGCGTGATTATACATCGAATACACTTATAGTATCTGATAAGGCATATATAACTCCAGTTAACTTAACTGGCACAGACTATGACTTTTCTGACATAGCTAGAAACCTAGTCAAATGGCAACTAAGGAATAACCAAAGTGTAATGCAACCAATCATACAATCAGTCCGAGATGTTTATCTTAAAGTGACTGAGGTGGGATTGGTTGGCGTTACAATGAGTCAACTCGGTCCAACATATTCACTGAATCCAGTGCGTGTATGGAATGCAGATTTGAATAGGGTTAACTTCTCAACATATCAGTGGAATGATTATCTGATGTCGAATGCATCAACAAATACACCATTCTTAACTGAGAAACCAAACTATTATAAACTCAACGCGAAGAGCAGAGAGTTTCTTTATTATCTAAAGACAAATAGTGTCGACTTAAATCTAGACATTAGAAAGTATAACAAGGCAGGATCACTTGTCGACTTGAAGCAGTTTACATTCTCCTCATCTGCAGGGATGATGCGTCTCGATATTTCGCCTAAACTTATTAACGCTACTTATGCTGGATTCTACCAAAATGGGTTTAAGTATCAAGTAAGTCTTTCTTTTTCAGGAGCAAGGAGAAGCCAAGTCAAATGGTATCTTTATGAGGACCCGGTTGATTGCTCCCTTGAGTTAGTCAATGTGTTATGGGAGAATCATTTGGGAGGAATAGATTGTTATCAGTTTATTCAACCTGTTGAAGAAAGAAGTGTAGATAGAGCAATCATAGAAAACTATCCTTATGGATATGATGCAACTACTGGAATATTCACGGATGTTTCGAATAGTGTATTTGCACAGAATGAAAAGATTATAAATGTCAATCTAAACTCTCAGTTTACTTGTTGGACTAAGGAGTTGACGAATGATGAGAATAACTGGATAGCAGGATTGCTATCATCTCGCAATGTTTGGGTAGAGTTGAATGATTCTAGGATTTACCCTGTTGCATTGGTTGAAACAAACTACAGGATAAATAAGAAGCAATACGAAAGGTTGAATGTGCTTCAATCACAATGGACATTCAGAGTCATCAATGAATACATTGACAATCCTGATATTCTTGCTGGCACAAGTGTCACCGGTGTGGATTCAACATCTACAACGACAACAACGACTACATCTGGATCAGGCACAACTACCACAACCACTACGGGCTCAGGCACAACCACGACTACTACAACTCAGGCTACTACAACCACGACTTCTACCACAACTACATCGACAACTTATTATGAGTTTCCTGGATCGGGATATGGTGGATCAACCAGTGGAGCTTGTAATGATGCAACGACAAACTCGAGGGACCTCTATTCCAACTGTGCGACTATCAATACTGGTTGTGCGATATACACGACTGACACCGGCACACTATTGACTGGATACACACACATCAGAATAGATGGGGTGAGTTGGAGGATTGGATCTGCGAGTGGTTTGATTCAAAGTATAGACACAACGCAATGTTAAAAATAAGAGACTGAATCAGAGATGTATAGAATATACTTAATAGATTATAATGGAGCAAGCATAGAGTTAGATTCGGATGAGTTTGAGTTTGGAATAGATTTCAAAATCAGCTCACTGTCGGACCTAACTTTTAGGAGTGGGCAAAGGAGTAAGGAAGTGCGTTTCAAAGGCACTGATAGAAACAACAATGCTTTTGGCTACCTTTATAGGCTTGCTCGTAACTCTGATTTGGATTTAGAGAATAAGTTATTCTTTAACTATAACTCACTTCGACCGGTAGACTGTTACATTTATGAGAATACTTTCTTATTGTTTAGGGGAAACCTTCGACTTACTGAAATAAGTAGGATTAAGAATGTAATGTATTATAAGGGTGTCATAACTGATTCTGTTATTGACTTGGTTAAGGCATCACAAGAAAAGTATTTGACTGATTTGGATTTGTCTGATATGCAGCACGAATACAAACTGTTGACTATCACACAATCTTGGGATACACAATGTCAGGTTTATGACGCGGATAATGCGACATATTCTTTTGTCCCTTTTGAGAAGGGTAAAAACTATGTTTACCCACAAGTTTATTATGGGGCAACTCCATCTGAAGCATATGGTTTCAACCTTTATGATTATCGCCCTGCACTTTATGTCAAGGAGATAATCAATAGGATAGTTACACAACTTCCAAACTACACTTGGGAATATCGAGGTGAGCAAAAGGAAATCGATAAGTTTAACTCTTTGATTATTCCTAACAACCAAGATAAACTTACAAGTAAGCTTTATGATTATCAGATGACTGTTTATGGCACAACGCCAAATAGTTTCCTTGATTATTCTACATTTGAGGACAATAATATGTCGAGTCCCACAGATCCATATTATTACTTCAATGCTTTTGCATTTATGCGTCTCAATAACAAGATTGTTACTGGGTCACCAATCGAAATATTACAACCTGTAACAAATCAGAATGATAAGGTTTGGTATTTTACAACAGGTGTTGAATCTTCATTAAAGTGGACAATAAACTGGAGTGTTACTG